TTAGGAAGATTTATGATTTCAGCATTATTTGTTGCTGCAAACGGACCCTACTTCGAGCTCCCAAATGTGGACCCTTGGGACATCGTTCGGGACGCAAGGAAGTATAGAGGGCCAAATAAAGTAATCGCGCATCCGCCGTGCGAACGGTGGGGCCGGTATTGGAGTGGTGGACCTATGTTAGCTAAAACAGAAAAGCAAAAGATGCTCGGCGATGATGAAGGCTGTTTCGCTCATGCCCTTTGGAGCGTTCGGACTTTTGGCGGCATTCTTGAGCACCCCGAGGCTTCCCATGCGTTTAAGTTTTTCGGCTTGCCCATTCCCAAGGTGTCTGGCGGCTGGACTGAACCAGACAGATATGGTGGTCGCTCGTGTTGCGTGGCGCAGGGAAATTACGGGCATCCTGCTCAAAAGCTAACCTGGCTTTATGGGAAGGACATTGACTTCAAAGAGCTCAAGTGGGGCAAGACTCCCAACCTAACTCGGCTGGAAATGGGACCGCGCTCGAAAGAGCACGCGAAGGCGATTCGGAGCTCGCCGGATTACGTCCCGGTGAAAAGGATTTCAGAAGTCGAGCGATACTCAACCCCGATTGAGTTTAGAGATTTATTAATTGAGATGGTGAAGTGACATTTTCACAGAATGTCAAATTCAATAGGAACGATTTATGAGAACCCACGAACTGAAAAAAGAAGTGGAGCGGCTGCGTGAGTTACTGAGCGAAGCGCGTGACTGGCTTTGCCCACATACCGAAGCTGCTCAGCTCTTTCGTACGACTGATATCGGACGCTCATGGTGTTGCGATTGCCACAACTATGTTCGGAGCGAGGATGACTGCTCGCTGATTGAGCGTATTGATGCGACTCTCGCCCACACCCCACGCGAACCCGACGCGGAAAGCCCCCCGAAAGAGAGTAAAACCTGCGAACACCCGGACCGCTATCGTGCAATGAAGGGGTTGAGTTTTGCTCCGGGCGGTATTTGCGGAATCTGCAAAGAAATCGTTCCTCTGAATTCCCCCACAAGTGCTCCAAAGATAAAGGTGGAGGTTGACCCGACCCTTAAACCCGATGAGTGGTACATCAGGCCGCATCCGGTGCCGTATCACGAGTGGCAGCCACATGAGTCTGATTGCCCATGTGAGGCGTGCTTCTATGGTCGGAAGGTCGCCAATGTCGTCAAGAAAAAGACGGACCAAAACGGATGAGGAAACATAACATCCCTTACCAGACTCAAGTGAAGAAGAGATGAAGCGAGATCAGGCACGCATCCTGCGAAGTGCTGCGGCATGAATTACAAAATACCATCGCAGGAAGAGTTAAGAACAGATCTGGTGCTCACCCTCATGCTCCTTAAGATCCGAGATCCGGACTATCTGTCCGAAGTCGCACGTTGTATTGAAGTGATTGAGGGGCCGGAAGAGGACATGCCGCCAAAGCCAAGGCATCTTCGCCTTGTCCAGGGCGAGAAGTGATCTTCACAACTTCTTCACTTAAGCCCCCTGTGCCAGATGCCGATAAGCAGTCATGGCACCACGTAACTCCTCAATGGATAAAAGAATGCAACACGAATTGGCAAGACTCTCAAACCTCATCACGGCACTTCTTAAGATCACAGGTGACGCAAAGACGCTTGATGAAGCAAAAGAGATCGCAGCCAATGCTCTGGAATGCGATCAAGCGATCATTCTACTGCAGAACAACAAGAATGGCGCTGCATAAATATGCGCATAAGGCGCTCAATGCTGCTGTTGTTGGCAGGCGATGAGTTCGCTTTGCAGATCCTTGTAACGTTTTTTCATCTCAAGAAACGCGTCTGACATCATTGCGATGCAGGGGGCTGCGCTACTAGGGCTTGCTTTGCAAACGTCTAGGCTTAGATCATCGGCCTGAGTTGGCCCTTTAAGCGTCTTATCCTCAAGGCTCAGTCCGTAGTATTTGTACGGAAACTCAGTCGCGCACGCAGCGACAAGAAAGCCAAGACCTACGCCAAAGATGAAGCCTGAAAGCTTTTTCACTAATCCCATTTGGGCCTACCTGCCTGTTTAAGAAGTTCGGCTTCAGCCTGCTCTTGTAGTGCAGTATCGCTTTGCTTCTCAGCTGGTGTTTTCTTTGGGAAGTATTTGCGGACTGCTGCAATGAGTTCTTTAATACAATCCAAGATGATGAGTAGCGTTCTCACGTTAGCCCTCTTCTTTCCCTGGGTTCTTCTGCATGTACTTCGGCTGTGGCGCGTGCCAGCCTGCGATGAGAGCAAGGAGCACGGCTGAGTACCCCTTGCCCTCTCTCAACAACTCAAGCGTAAATCTTGCCACACCCCTAAGAATCTCAAGAATGAGTTGTTGAGTCGTCATCGCTTAGCCCTTAACGACGGCAAGAACTTCATAGACGCCCAAGTTTGCGCCCTTGATGAAGGCCAGCTGATCTTCAGCAAGATCAGCTTTCACGTGTCCAGCGTCACTCAGAAGTCCTGGCATTTCAGCAATGAGTGCTGTTACGGCAACGGGAAGATCAGCGCCTGGCTGAAATCCATCGGCCAGAGCAACTTTCATGGCAGCGTACATCTTTGCCATGTGAACCATGATGTTATAGCCAGAATTCTCAATCTCAACTTGTTTCAATTCTTTAGGCATTGTTTACCTTCCTTGGTTAAAATGACTCATCATTGAGTCAAAAACGGACCTTTTCTTCCATGCGCTCTACGCGCTTTTCTAGCTTTTTGTGCGACTCCTTAAGATCCACATGGCCTTGAAGAAGCTTTGCCATCTTTTCATTTAAGGATGCGATAGACTTCTGCATGTCCCTAAGTTCTTTAAGCGCCCCGCTGCAGAGAGCGATGAAGATGATGTCCTTTAAGTGGTCAAAGCTCATGTGCCCTCCTAGGGGCTTGAAGTGCTAATAGCCCATGCCTTCAAAGTTTGCTGTAATATCGCCTGAGCCGCTAGAATTCGTGTAGATCGCGCGAATGTAGCGGTAGCAGAGATCAAGCTTTGGAATCAAAAACGCGCCAGAACCTGTGACGCTCACGGATGCTCCCGAAATATCGCTCCAGTTGACTGGACTATTCTTATCGTTACTCGCTTGAAGCTTAAGCGTTCCCATTGCGCCTGTCGAGATGACTTGAACAGAGCCTGCAAAGATGTTTGACGTGTCCTGCGCAAGCGTTCCAGTCGTCACTGTCGTGCCACTTGTTCCAGTGACTGATAAAATCGCATCGTTTGTGAATCTCATAGTTTCTCCTTAAAGTTTCGCTTCCGTTGGCATCACGTTACCTTGGGCCTACGCACATCAAGAAAAAGTCCACATCTGAACCTGCGCCAGTTGTCGTTAAGCTCGTTAGAATTCGGATGGCCGTGGAAGATAGAGCGGTATCAGAGTCGATCTGACAGCTTCTCGCTCCCCCAATATATGTAGTGCAAACGCAGTTCGGTGCCGACGCGAATCCCGACATTGTGAATGTGGAATCTCCGACTCCATTATCAGACGAGAAGGTGAGCCAATTTCCATCCGATCGGCTTACTGCTGCGGTTCCAGAGTTCGTAACGTACGCAGTAACGAGCTGATATGCCTGCGTTGTAGATTTGCTCGTGACTGAGCCGGTGAGATAGGGCGCAGCCATCGGGGCATCGAGTTCGAAGATCTGCCATTTGACGGTATGGGCACTCGTACTATTGACGCCGCTCAAGGTGACCGTGTTTGCATCGGTCGCAAGTCTCAAGCGGATTGTTTTAGACGCCGTACTTGTGGCGTTATAGATCCCGCAGATCGAACCGCCGCGGTAGTTAGTGTCCACCGTCTGGTAAATGGAGCTGAGAAAAGTCGGTCCTGCGGTGTCCGAAAGCTCGGCAGTGACGTTGATTGAACCAGCACTGGAAGTCAAACGTCCGAGCTGTGCGCACACGAAATAGCGTCCCTGTCTCGGGGGAGTGAACGTAATTCCGGGGAGCTTGTCAGAACCCGAAAGGTAGCTCGAGACGGTCCCGAAATTCACGTTCGACTGTTCAGTGAAGGTACACGTCGCGTCAGCAGCTGGGTCAGCCAGAGTGGTGGATGATGTCGCAAAGGAGCAGTCGTTTCCGCTGTGATATCCGGACCAGCTCGCGGGAGTCTGGTCGGGGCGGTAGGATTGTTCGGCATTCGATGGGAATCGCTTGATCTGCCAGCGCGTGATGCATTGGCCGCCAGCGTTGTCCCAGACTGCATTTCCACTTGCTGCCGATCCATAGACTTCAAAGCTTCGATCACCAGACGTTGTATAGTTGAAATACCCAACGATAGTTATTCCCGATGGAGAACCACCTGTATAAGCTCCAGAGCCACGTCCAGAAGTAGTTGTCCCATCGCTAATCGTGAAGTTTGAATAATCATTAGCTCCTGAATTTCTATTGCCACATCCAGAGACGATAACTTCATAAACACCGGGCGGAAGATTGTTGATAGTCTGCTTCGGAAGGTCCGAATCCGTGGTCTGCCATGATCCTACAACGCTGGACTCGATCGTTGGACCGGGACATGCTGCAGTAGTCCCAAAGGCACCCAGCGCCGTATTAGCTCTGGTCCAAGTGCATGACGCCGTTGTTGCGATGTAGGAACTTCCCACAAACTGCGCCTGACTCACCTGAGAGATGTTGAAGCCTTCAGCAAGTCCCAAGTAACAGTCATCAACGTAAATCTCAGGTTCATTGGATGCGACCGAGATCAAACGAAGTGACACGCTTCCGGAACTTGGAAAGATAAAGTTGACCGACGTTCTTGCGAATGTGGACGTAGAAGAAGTGATGGAAGCTTCGGCTAGAACGTTTGTTCCATCATAGGCTTGAATTTTGTACGTTGCGCCGCTTGAAACCGACTTGATCGCACAAGATGCAACGCCGTTTTTGCCGTAAAGTCCTGCTGTAAGCGTGACCGCAGTCGATGTGAGCGTTTGGGATGCTGAATTGCTATCCCAGTCGTACCCTTTTGCGCCAGTTCCTTTCGCGGTCGTATTGATTGCGGTTGTTGCACCGCCCGATGTGGTCCATCCGGTGCTTCCTTCAAAGCCAGGGTTAGCAAGGATGTTTTGATTTCCTGTCTCAATCAGCGCACTAATTCCACCAAGATCAGTGGACTGAGACATCGGGACTTGAAAACCAAACTTGGTTTTTGCTGTCGCATCACTTTGGCCTTTGATCGTAGTAGGCGGAAGTCCTGCGTGCGCTTGTGTTCCGATCAAGATCCCAATGAGAAGGGACTTAAAAAGTGTTTTCATATTATTCTTGCTCCACAACGAACACAGTCTGTCCTGCCGTGTCGGAAATAATGTAGTAATCGCCCGCATCCATCGTCATTTCTTCGGTTTGACCTGCAAAGATCTGAACGCCGCGCGTAGCTCCGCTGGAAGTGACTGAGCTTGATCCGTAATACAAGTTCCCTGTAGACGTTGAATCAGGCTGAAAGCGTAAGAGCACGCGAGTAGCGCTAGGCGCTGACCCATCGGTTGTAATTCTCACAGCAGATGTTCCGACCGTGATTGCCGCTTGCTTGACTGTTTTTGCAGTCGGAGCAGACGCCGCAATAGGGATTGCGCTTTGATCGCTTGCGATGACCACAGGGGCGGATCCTGCCATCGCTTTTTGGCCCAAAGATCCCAGTTTCCCATCAAGAGAGGCAAGCGATGTGTTTGCCGTGGTCTGATTGGCCGAAGTCGCAGCACCTGTTGGAAGTGGAAGAGATGCCGCGGACACAGGCTGAGTCACGGCTGAGCCATCGACTTTAAGCGCCGTCATGGACGCAATCCCTTGAACGGTAATCACGTCCGTTGAAGCAGATCCCGCTGTCCCCAAGGCAGGTTGTTTTGCCGCAGTCGCAGCCCCCGTTGGGAGCGACACGGTGCCAGAAACGTTATTGATATTCCACGTGCCCCCTTGGTTTGCCGTAACCGTTCCAGAAACAGGCTGTGTGACCGCAGAGCCATCCACTTTCAAGGCGGTCATGGACGCGATGCCTTGCACAGTGATGACATCGCTTGATGCAGTGCCAGCGGTCCCAAGAGCTGGCTGCTTTGCCGCAGTTGCAGCACCCGTGGGCAAGGGAAGAGATGATGCACTCACTGGTTGAGTAACAGCAGAGCCATCTACTTTTAAGGCGCCAGCGCCGTTACTGCTTAACGGATTTCCAGAAGAGTCTGAAATATCAACTGCACCACCTGCACCGCCACCACCAGAAGGAGGATAATTTAAAATTGTGCTCATGGTTTAGCTCCTTTTTGCTGCAATCCAAATGTCGCAGGTGCCGCTCCCAGACACGGAAGCGTAATTGATTCTAAGTTCGGTGCATCCAGTGTGGCCCACATCCCAGCCAATCGCTGCTCCAGAAGCGGGTGCCGTCTGTCCTGCTCCTAAGCGCATCCATTCTGTTGTTGGGCCAATAACTGCTGCGTTTTGTGCATTCGATAGGGACGTGCGGCCTTCCAAGTAGAAGGTTCCTGATGGCGTGCCAGACAGCACATTGATGGAGATGGAAACGCGGTCCATGTACTGAATATTGGTTCGCGTTGTCTGAAAGCTTGTGCTCATGTCCTGAGCAGAGGCTAGCTTGTAAGGCTGGATTACGTCTTTTTGAGCCATTGTATTCCCCCTTCCTTGTGGGAACGTCTGAACTGGTCGATTAAAGTTCAGGCTGGTTTATGCATTCTCCCTTTGTGCGGTTGTCTGCATTGCCGTAAGCATCCTGCCTGCGGCGTTGATCTTTCCCATTCCTGTCTGGGAAACCTTGGCTTGTGTCATCATGTCTTGCTTGGCTTGCTGCGCTCCAAGCTGGTTCATGGCCATTTGATTGGTTTGAATCGCCTGCGGAGACAGTGAGCCATCCAAGTCTTGGCCTAAGAACATGGCAAGTGCTGAGCGCTTTTTATACGGAAGCTCAAAGCCAGGATTCGCCATGTGCTCCATCAGATGCTCAAGAACCGTGGATTTCATCTCTGCAAAGAGCGTGGGATACACGTTACCTAGCGTTTCAATCTGCTCAGGCGTCACAAAGCCTGCGGCCACATTCTTTAAAACACCCACTGGGTTCTGAACGGTGTCATAGTATTGCTTGAATTTCGTGATTTCAGCCTGAGATGGCGGTAACTTCCGCTGAAGTGGGCCTGCTTGCTGCGTCCTTGGCGCCTTGTCATGTAAGAATTGCGTGGCGCGAATCGCTGTCTGCTGGACCGCGCCTGCGGTCTTTGGTGCGATCTGATAAAGAGCACTCGTTTGTGCGTCTAAGTGGTCAATAAAGTGCTCTGGACTTGCCTGAAGCTGATCAATCTTTTTGATAATGTCCTTGTGGTCATCTTTTGCGGCAACGGCAAAGCCAATCACAGCGGAAGCGGGGAGTGCCGCCTTTTGAGCCGTTTTAAAGATGGCCTTTGCACCCGATGCGATCGCTTGTGTTTGCTTCTGGGAGGTGCGCTCAAGAGATGCCAGGCCCGCAACTTTGGTTGCGCCTTCTGGATCAATGCGGCCAGCGGCTTTGACAAACGCTTCAATGCCATGATCTCTCACCTCAGCAAGAACCTTTTTGCCAGCAGCTCCCAAGATTGCGCCTGGAATCGCACCCGCAGGACCGGCAATGCCCATGCCGATTGCGGCACCCGCACCTGCTCCTTCAAAGTAGTCGCGTGCTGCGCGTGTGTGATCGGTGCCGGACGGGTTGATGTCTTTAGGGAGTGCTTCCACCCAGGTTCTTGCGGCCTGAAGCTTCTTAAGTTCTTCAGGCTTAAACATAATGTTCTTGAGTTCTGGGCTTAGAGCGTCGATCTGCTTAAAGAGCTTCTTTGGATCGATTTTGCCATCGGCCATGGCGGCTCTGGCCATCTCCCCGCGCTGGTAGCGCATGAGAAATTCTGTTTCTTCAGGGAAGTTCTTTTGAAAGAACTTAAGAAATTCAGAATTATCTTTTGCGAATGCTTTCTTTAAAAACTTCTCTGGCGTCATCTCATCCAGATGATCTAAGAAGTCTTGAGGACCGCGAATGGTCTTCTTACCGAGCACCTTTCCGAGCTCCTCCATCTTGCTTCGGAGTGCCTTGTATCCCTCTTTGGCCTGATCGAGTTGATCGAGTAGCGCCATGATCTTCTCTTTGGCTTGAGAGCTTTTCATGGTTTGAGCGAATTTCTTAATCGCCCGTTCTTCAACACCGTTTAGCTTCTCATTGATCGCACGGGCCAAGTCTTTCGCTTCCATTGGAGCAGACTTGGAGACCTCTGTTCTAAAGTTTTTCAGCCATGCAAGGTCTTTGACCTGATCGATACTGTCAGCGACGTTTTTGACAAAATTGTAGCGGGCAGTGCCTTCAATGAGCCGCTGTTCTTCGATGATCTTGTTGATATTGCGAGAAAGTGGGCCCATGTTCTTATCGGTGAGTGGGATTGCTTCCTGGTAGGGCTCAATCTCTTTGTAGAGTTCTTTAAGTGGCGCGTATTCTTGCTCAATCTTCTCAGAGACTGCTTTTTTAAGAAGATCACCAGTTTCTGCTGCGGAAAGTGCTGATTCTGCACCTACCGAGTCATTCACAACCCGATTAACGGCTTTATAACCTTGGTCTACAAGTTCTTTTCGTCTTAAGACGGCGCTAGTTGGTGCTTTATTGTTGATAAGAGCACTATCAAGATCCTGCACCACCTTGCTTGCAGAGGTTTGGCTTTCAAGAACAGGCGCCCCAATCTCAGCACCTGCTTCGATGATCTCTTTGGCGTTTTCTTTTGTCTCAGTGAGCCCTTTAAAGAACTGCTTCTTTTCGGCTTCTGGAAGGTCTGAAGTCCTAATGCTTGCAGAAAGGTCGCCCGCTTCAAGTGCTGCCTTATCCGCAGGCATGAGAAACTTTGGGAGATATTTCTGAGTGACGCCAGTGGCCGCACCCGCAATGCCGCCCACGGCACCCCCAAGCGTTCCACCAAGAAGTGCGCCATAGCCCACATGTGAAAGAAGCTTATCGCCCAATGCTTCTGGGTTTCCAAGCGCATCTTCACTGACTGCCTGTCCTAAGCCATAGGCTGCACCTTCAACGGCGGATCCAGCGCCCATGGAGATAGCTTTTGAGACGATCTTGTTTACGATAGGAGACGTTTCAGCGCCTGCGACCGCACCAGCCGCCCGCTCCGCTAGAGGAACTGCTGCTTCCGTTGCCGCATGCCCAATCTTTGATACCGCACGAACCGGATTTGCGGCTTCTCCTAAGAGTCCTAAGCCTTCAACTTCGGGGGCCGCAAGCATGCCAGCAATGCCTGCGACTTCGCCAGCAAGTGAGGCGCCTGGGCGGTGCTCTTTAAGCTTGGATAGAGTTTCAGGAGAAGTAAGCCCACTTCCAGTTAAGAACTGATCGGATAGCCCAAACGTCGCGGAACGCGCAGCCCCTGCGCCAAACGCCTTGAGTGCTGAGCCCGCACCTTCACCAAAAGTCTGCTGATCCGATAGGTTTTGAAGATCTTGTGCACTCGCAGGACGGTATACGCCAGCCTTAATGGCTTCTCGAGCGGAAGCCACATCCATTGTGCCGATGTTTCCATCGGAATCAACAACGTGGACTTCCTGCGGAAGCTGCGGCGTAAGATCACCGGCCATTGATGTTGCCTTTCACGTTCATGGGATAATCAGCAGCGCCCCGGTAGCCGATCAGATTCTTGCTTCGCTCATTATCAAGCTTAGTCTTGAGTGCATTGAGCGTGTCCATCGTTGCGCCCCTACCTTGGAAGATGCTCATCAGGGCCGATGGATCGTTGAATTGCTCTCTGAGCGTCTTGTCATCCATCTCAGTAAAACGGTTGTACCCATTGAATTCATTGAGTGCCATTGCGATGCGGCCCAAGGCAGCTTTGGCTCTGACGCGCTTTTCGGGATCCGCAATCGCTGATGGCCCAAGCCCTTGAAGAAGTGCGATGTCTTTAACGATGGGCTGATACATGGACTCCATCTTTCTAAGATGCTCAGCGCCTTCTTTTGTGGCTGCCTGATAGGCAGTGCCGTTGATCGGAACGCGGTTCTCTCTATACTTCTCATCAAGAAGAAGCATGGGAGGCTCTTTACCGATCGGAACTCCGCCTTGACCAGCTCCGCCGTAGACAGACGCCTGCATCTGCAGCATGGCAAGCTGGTGCTTCTGCTGTGCCATTTGCATCTTAACCTGGCTTTGAAGAATGTCGGCGTTGTACTTGGCCTGCAGTGATCCAGTAGAAGCCTTAATCGCTTCAAGCTTGGCGTTGAGCGCCGTATTCATCTGAAGGCGTGTTGCTTCTTCAGCAAGTTGAGCGTTTTTATACTTCTCCATGTTCATCTGGAAAAGGGATCGTGAGTTCTCTTTATCAGCCTTCTGAGCGTCAATGTCTTGATCGATCTTCTTTTGTATGATCTCCAAGGCCATGTTCTTTTGTCCTGAGAGCCCAGAGCCAATGCCAGACAGAAGAAGCCCAATGCCTGCTAAGATTTTGTTTCCAGTTGATGTGTTATGCCAAACGCGGTTTGGATCAATCTTTCCGTCAGAAAACTTCTTGGCGAGTTCACTTTGCTCATTATCAATTGCCGCAAGACGTGTCTGATACTCTTTCGCGTGTTGATTGCTCTGCCCATTGTAGTCATTCCATGCTTTCATGGCCGAATCGCCAGCCATCTGAGCAACATTGGCACTTCCTTTGATGCCCGCCAGTTGCATGTCGTAGGCTTTCTGCATGTCGGGGGGAAGTTGAATGTCTCGCGCTTGCGCTTGGGTTTTGTTACCGCCAGTTGAAGCGGGAGACGGACCACCGTTTGCGCCCATGAGCGCTTGCCGCTCGAGTGACGCTTGTTGTTGCGAATCGGTCAAGATTGATGGAGCGCCAGGATTTGCAGGCTGTGCAGGTGTAGACGCCTGTGATTGAGCACCAGTAAGTCCTTGAATGAAGCCTTTTCCGGCGTCCAGAACAGGGGACGTGACAGACTTGAAAGCGTCTGTAGCATCACCAATGCCTGTTCTAATCGTGCTGCCAACAGATTGGCCAAGATCTCCCAAGAAAGAAGCAGGTGCACGGCTTGCGCCACTTACTCCATCAGGGAGGCGGTAATACCCATCGCCCACGTTCTCAGCCGTTGGATTGGCTGCAGGAGTGGAATAGCTTCTTATTCCATTTCCGATAATGGCCCTTAGCTGCTCATCGGTGGGATCGGGAACCACGCCGCCATCGGCCATCTTCATTGGCTTTTTCTTCCCGCTTCCCAGATTCACATGCGGCATCTGGTGCATGATAGCGGCGTGTTCTGCGTCGTGCAAAATATCATCGTGTGACATAGTTACTCCGCTGCCTCCGTTGGGCTCCAGAATGCGTTCTCTGCGTTCTGAAGTTTTTTCAATGTGAACGGATCAAGAGGCTTCAGTGTTTTTGTAGCCGGATCTCTGACCAGCACTGTTGCGCTCACGCCTTGTTTCTTGAGCTTGTCATACGCTGTTAACATCCGCTTGTTTGATGGGAATGGGTTATTAAAACCACGTTCTCCATCAAGCGGATTAGTGAGCACAAGGTTCACATGAGAGTTTCTAGGGAGCGCATTCACATAGTCGTCATGAGCGATAAGATCGGATGCAGTAGTGACGTGAGCTGGCAATCCAGCTTCTGCATGCTTTTCAAGAAGTCTCTTAGTGGCTCCGTACTTCATGTCATACCATCCGAACGGATCGCGCTCAAAAATCTTAGCGTCATTGGGATTGGCGAAGTCTTTCGGATTTCCAATCATCCCGCTAGGAACGGCTTCTTCGTTGGGAAAGAATCCGGCGTGTTTTCCTTTGTAGATGATTGGCTCATAAGGCGTGTTGTTCTTTTCGGCTTTGGACTGAAGCTTTTCCCAATAAGCATCCGGAACATCATCGCCAAATCGAGCTTTCACTTGCTCAGCCATGGGGATGGGTTTTTCCACTGGCTTAATGTCGGCATAACGTTCGCCGATTGCTGGCGCCTTAATGGCCCGTTGTGATCCAAATTCAAGCCCCGACTGCTTGGCTTCGTTTCTAAGGCCAGCTTGAACCATTCGGCTTGAAGCCATCTCTGGCTCAACCGTTCCAAGGAGTTTCCCGGTTGGCGTTGCTCTCACGGTTCCCGCAACGGTTGCCAAGTGATCGTCAATCAGGCTTTTCTGCGCGTCGGGATCACCATGAGCAGCAGAGTTTGCCATGTTGTAATAGCTGTTCAGATTGCCGCTAAAATCCAAAGCCTTCTGAACTGTTGGGCTATTCTTGGCAGCGTTGTACATACTCATAAGCCCTTGGGCTGCTCTTCCTTCAGCGTCATCGCCGTAGTCAGGAGTGACTTCGCCGCCATCAGACATCTTCTTAGGGCTCTTTCGAGCCTCAAGGGCGGCACGCGCCTCTTCAAGCCTTCTTTGAGCTTCAAGAACGGAACGATAGGAGCGCTCTTTACCGACAGGGCTCATGATGTGATCAATGAAAGCCTTGGCGCTTTCTGGATCAGATGAGTGAGAGCGCGGAATCACGATTTCACCCGGAGAGAGCATCGTTGGAACAATGTCATTCTTGGGTGAGTCACCTGGAATAGGAGCGGCGCCTTCAATGAAGCCGCCGTGAGATTTTCCGAGGTACGCCGCACTTGCGCCGCCAAGAGAATTGATGAACCCTCCTGTAAGTTGATTCTTATCGTGCGTATTTCCTTGAGTGATTCCCGCATTTATTTGCTGAGTGCCCAAGTTGGCTTGATTCATCAAGGCTTGAGACTGAATGGATTGCTGTCCGATGTTGCCATAGACATTATTCAGTAATCCCTGTGCATTCATTTGTTCTTGCTGGCGCGCTGCTGCGGCTTGCCCTGCCAAGGCTTGATTGTTGAGTGCAGTCTGATTCATTGCTTGGCGCATGGCCATGCCCGCATTTACACCACGGTTTCCAGCAATCGCTGAATTCATCGCAGCAGCGTTTTGCGCTTGTGCGTTATTGAGTAACGTTTGCGAAGCACTGGGGCCTAAGCCTGCGGCTTGCGCCTGAAGCATTCCAGCTAGATCCTTCTGGCCGGTGACGGCAAAGCCCTGATTGTTGAGCTGCTGCTGAATCGCGCTTTGGGCGTAAGGGTTTTCCGCGTTATTTGGGCTTGCCCTGTAATCGTTTTCAGTGCCTAAAATGTCTCCTAAGAAGCTCATGACAACTCCTTTGTCACTAGTCGGTACTCACGGTTTGAAACGCGAAATCCACGGCGTCTCACACGGTCTGCAACGCCTGGGATGTATGTGGATCCCCAAAGTAACGACACGCCAAGATCTTGTGCATCTTGCTCAATGGCTTCAAGGCAAAGATCAATGGCATCCGATGCGCTCCGGGCATCAGGATTACTAATCAAGTTCTCAATGAAGCCCACTTGCGAGTCAGTACGATACAAAAATACAGCAGCATGTCCAGACACAATTCGGCCCGTTTGTGGCAGTAACTTTGACGGCGGGGCCTTAAGTTTGCGAGAAATTGCCCACGCGCATACCTGATTATAGTGCTCATGATCGATGTACTTTTCAGCAATCATTAGACACTCTGCCCTGCTGGCATCTTGTTCATGCCGCGTTTTAGTCCTGCTTCAAACGTTAAATCCGTAAAGTCGATAAACTCACCACTGGCACCTGTTGTCACTTCCTCAATGAGAAGCTGGATGGCTTCGCACTTCTGCTGCGGCAGACGCTCACGGTACTGAAGCACGCCAGAGGATGCCGATGGTAGATACTGAATAGCCGTTGAGAAGGTGGTTCCGTAGTCGTAGGAGGCAGAGATCTGAACGCCGTGGCCCGATGCTCCGGTGTAATCACCCAAAAGCCCAAGCCTTCGCACGCGCTGAAATCCTTGAACGGCGGAAAGCTTAAGCCACGCCGTTTGTGCCTTAAGAGCAAACGCTGTGGCGTTGTCGCGATAAGAGGATGCGTTCTCTTTGTAGATTGCGCCATCCGTTCTAACGTAACAATAAACGCCTTGCCAGATCGTGGCCGCATAGCCCTGGTGATTGGTGAACGTTGACCACTGATTAAAGATGTAGTCAAAGACCAGTGTGGTACCATCAGACGTTAAGAACCTAATCTGGTTCACGCTCTGAAGCAGTACTGCGCTTGTTACGTTGTAGGAATTATAGCTTTCCGCTTCTGCACCCACGTAGGACATGCCCAGTGAGCGATCAAGAAGGTAGATTCCTTTATCGCCCTTGAACATCACGCCATTTGGCCCGACAACTACGCTTTTTGAGTATTTACAGCCCGTGTCAGATGGAATTCGCTGGCACGTTGTGAGAGTTGCGTTCGCTCCCGAATCGTTTGCGCCATCCCCTGACACAAAAAGAGGCATCGTGCGCTTAAAGATCACCAGTTTGTCATCAAGCGATGCTCCACCTGTCGATTCGCCGCCAATCGAGTCAGCCTGATAGGTGAGTAGATCACTCATGGAGACGCCGATGCCAGGGCCTAACGTCTTTGAATACCACCAAGAGTTTGATGTTTCCGAATCAAGCACCCAAAACCTGTTGTTGTGGATGAGATGAATGAGAGAAGGAGGGCATGCGGTGTTCTCAATGACGCCGCCATTGGTATAGAGCGCTTGTGCGGAAGATAACGAGAGATCTGAATCAGAAGAGAGATCTTGAAAGCTCTGAGAATAGCTTGATGCTGCGTTTTGAAACGCTTTCATGAGATAGGCAGCGACACCATTTGCCGTGGTTCTAAAGACTAGAACCTGAACGTTTGATTTATCTCTGAATGGATAGTTTGAAACGGTGAGGTTTACGCCATTATTGGCGCCCGCAAGTGTTATAGAAACCGCATCGCTAGGAGTGGAATAGTGGACATCTCCATTTGCATCCACCCACTGATAAACTGCATAGTACACATAGGTGCCTACGGCCATGGTGCTTGTGCCAGAGCCCGCTGCAGTCGCGGTCACAACTGGATAAACATCAAAGCCAAAGTTTGAGAGTGAATTGCCATCATAAAGCTTTGGAGATCCGCCATTAAGAATGAGCGCATTGTCCGCTTGCGTAGCCTGGTAGGAGTCCTGGTGGTCAAAATCCAAGGTAATGAGCGTTGAACCAATGAGTGGTGTCAGTTGTGAGATTCCGCCCACTTGTTCTGATGCCATGATGTAGGGGCAAAGAAGCGAGACTTTTGTTGCTGTGATCTGATTGACTGGGTAGGTAACAACGCCTTCAGCGCTTTCTTTCCAAGCAGAATGCAGGAGAAACTTTGACGCCACCGTTCCGCTCGCCACGTCAAAAACAAAGCAAGTGTTTTGCGTAGGTAGAGTATTGTAATAAATACCAGTTACATAGACTTTGTTTGATATAACGAATGGTTTTGAGAAGAGATCAATGGCGTTTGAGCTAAAGTTATAGACAAACGCAGTGCCCGCGTTCGTGAGCCTATAAGCCGCCATGTTGGACAGTGTTGATAGTGTCGGGTTTGCGTAATTGTAAATCAGGATCTGAGAGCCCGCAGAATCCGTGCAGGCGCCGATCTTTGTGATCGTGTCAGTGGATAATCCAAATGTGCCGCTTGCTACAACGGAAGAGAGCGTTGAATTGTAGCAGTAATAGGTGAATGACATGGAGGATGTCGTTGCACCCACCGTGTAGATTGCCCAGATCTGCGCATTGGCTGAATCGTAAGATACTGTCACAGGATAGGGAATAGATGCACTACGTCCCGCAGTCGTATTTGTTGCCGTATGCGTGACAAGTCCGTTTGAATCAATGGTGAGAATCTTAACGGCTGCGTTTTGAACAGAAGAAACCACAGCGTTATAAATCAGCGCGCAGCCTGAAGCTGTTGCCACGACATCAAAGAAGTATCTATAGCCAAAGTCCGTTGCAATTGTGAGAGGCGATGAAACGGTGACACCAGAGCTTGTCACCGTGAGCGTAATGCAAAGAAGAGAAGTGAGTGAACTACTAATGTAGAAAACGCCAAAGACGCCAGAGCCCAATGTCACGACTTTTGGTGCGGGAAGTGCGGCTGATGCGCTAACGAGTGCTGTTTCTGGATAGATGTTAAGCCCAGTTGCTGTGTCTCTGATCGTTGCGTAAATTGAGTAAGACGGTGAGCCAAGATTGGCGGCCCAAGTGCTAATCACGTAATTGCCAGAGACGGCTGAACTTTGACTCATTTGCGTGGAATAAAGATTATTTGCAAATGTGGTGGTGCCAGAGATTTGGGAGTTTGTGACAGCAACCGAGACGTAATTTCCTTTATCCACCCACTTTTGAAGAGTAACCGAGTAGCTGTAGAAATGGCCCTGATCCGCGCACACGAGTTCATCGCGGTAGGCTTTAAGAAGCTTTGGGCTTGAAAGGGTGCCTCCGCCATAGATGGAAGCGGAAATGGCGTCATAGCCGTTACGCTTTGAGACGCGCTTGGCATTGGTGAATACGCCATTCTCAAGGCGCGTGAGTTTTCCAGCGACAACAAGCTTGGGATCGGTTTTTGTGTCAATCCCTTGGCCAAAGTTTACGCTGATGACCTGATCTTGAAGCATCAGCTCACCCACACCGTGACGTTGCAGCTCGTGCCGCATTTTAAGTTGAGATAAAGATCAGTCGCACTCTGATTGCCCGAAGACGTGGCAAGTGCTGAAGTCGTTGCTTCCCAAACGTTGGTGTTAGTATCTAGACGCGCTACAAACCAGACTTTAGGCGTGCGACCTAATCCATGCGGGATAAGATTATCTTGGCCAGAGGTGAGTGCAGCCGTTATGAGATTTCCGGTCAAAAAGGGTGATGCTGCCTGAGTGATTGAAATCACAGGCGCTCCACCTGTGCCAGTCGTAAGCGTTGAGTGAGTCACGCGCTCTTGTGGCAACGCCGCCTGGATGTTGTCTTGCAGCATCTGAAGCGTTTTGTCGGATGTGTTAATGGTCTTAAAGGCCATTACATGTCACCCCAAGGATCTGCCCAAGGGCTGAGATAGCCGCTGCTCATCGAGTCAGTAACCGTTGCAGGCGATCCGGCGTCACGGTTCTCGGCCATGGATTGGATGCGAGCGGTGAGAGCCTGCTTTTGCGCCATCAGCACTGAAACATCGCTTTCTTCTTTTTGAGCTGCTTTAATGGCGGCATCGACAATGACGTACTCTTCCCAGCCAGAGATGCCGTCAAACGTGTCAGAGTCGGATGAAAGTGTTGTGGCCTGCGGGATGTACCAAAGCCGCATGGTGAGCCCGGATTGCGGAAGCGGCGTGAACCAAATGTAGCTGCCATTAAGCCGATAGCATATGGCAGAATTGCGGTTAAGAACTTGCGCACCCGACGTGGCGTAACGATTCCGCTCAGTGAAGCTAAAGGGCTTCAACGTCTGCCATATCTGGCCGCCTTGCACCTGAAGATCCACGCCCAGGCTCTTGTAAAGAGCAGGCGCTGCGCTGTAAAGCGTGCCATCGGGAAGGGCGTAACGATCATTGGTGCCATCGGTTGTGAACGTCACAGGCGATGCAACAAAATAATCGTTGCCATAGGCTGAAATCAGAATGTCATACAGCTCTTTCCAAGAGTTGTTAATGTAGCCGTTCCACTCAGAAGTGGAAACAAAGCTACTATTGACCATATCAGCCCGCTGCTGAGCCTGTGTGCGAACACTTCCAAGCGTGACCGATGACATTCACGCCCCCCTTAAGTCTTAGACTTCGCTCTCTTCCGCTTCTTCGCCTGCTCCGTAGTCCATGCCCACATGCTCGCAAAGCGCTTCAAGTGCGTCTTGAAGCCCTGCGATGGAGCCGTTCTTGAAAGCAAGCATCATGTCTTCAGCGATGATCTTCATGGGAGACTCTTCTCCCATCTCTTTCTCAGCCTGAACGGGAGCAGATTCACTGCCCCCGCCTGGCTTGAGCTTCGATAAGATCACAGACACTGTTTTCTTTTTGTCTGGGATAAACATCGATATTCCTTAGACCGCAGTGGAGTCTTTGAAGATGAATTCCATATAGACACCTTCACCCGATGCTGGATCGGTCGCAGTTCCTGCGGCGTTGAATTCCACTTGAAGCGAGCAGGTGCCAGCAGTCGCGACACTGTTTGCAAGAATGAACATGCTAGGAGACGCAGGAGCGGTGCCGGAGTTTCCCGAAGCGTCAAACACATGCTTGACCATGAGAAGCTTGTTGTAGGTGTCAAGCATACCCGCTTTCGTGCCGAACACGAAGGTGTACTTGCCAGCGGCGTTTCTCGTAACCGAGACGATGCCCTTACTGTTTGCAGTATCAAGCGTTGGAGCGCCGGAAGCGCCGAACGTGACATGAGCATAGAGGCTCACGACTTTTGGAGCGAGTGTAGCCTGAAACTGATTGTAGTAGCGATTGGACATTTGAGTGATCCTTTCTAGGTGTTTGACCTAGTGGGCGGTTAACCTCTTGCGCGTAGCCCCCCCGGCAAGAAGGGAGGGGGAAGCCATCCTAGCCGCCCCCTCCGATCAGGACGCTAATTAGGCGCCCAACGTCACGCGTGCGTTGAAGCCTGGAGCGTTGCAGAGCAGGTTTCCGTAGAAACCAATGCGCCCTTCAACAGCGTCGGCGTTGTACACACGAAGCTGTTGGCCATCTCCGTAGTTCAGGATGTGCGGAGCTTCGCCCAGGGACTTAAGTTCCCAGGTGCCCATGTCAAGGAGCCACATCATTGCAGCTTGGCAGGAGCGATCCGACATGATCGTGACCACGCCGCTTGGAGCGTTGATCTGAATGCCACGGAAACCGATTCCAGCTTCCGACTTCATGTCAACGTACTGAACCTTTGCGCCCAAGGACTTCTCAAGAGCAGCAAAAGAGACAGGATTCGTTACACCAATCGTTGGGCTTCCGCCTTCACGATCAAGGTATGCGCAAGCATCAATTGCAGCTTCTTCGATGCTCTGAGTCGAGCCATCGTAACGAAGGCCAGCAAGGCGGGTAGGATCCACCGAACGATCAACGCCGTAGAAGCTATCACCGCCCGTCGGGTCAGCGCTTGGGATCCAAGCAGCCAAGCCAGAGAGCTTAGCGTTGTTATCGCCCTGAACAAGCAAGTAGTCGTTTGCGGTCCAGCCCGAAGGAGAGCCAGCCGATCCACCCAAGGAGGTGGAGACGGTGACTTTACCCAGCATACGGTTCACGGCAATGACGTAACCAACAGCAGCGCGTGGCGTGCCGCCATCCGTTGCATTGGCTTGAATGGCTTGGTTCACTTCAAAGCCAACAACGTCGCCAATGTTGGTAAGAGTGATCACGCCAGAGCTGATGGAACTGATCTGGCCCAAGGAGCCAGTGCCGGAGCGGAAGAGAGCAGCGCAGAGCGAGTTCTCGATTGCGGTCCAGGCAAGGTCTGCAGTCGTCTTGATTCCCTTAACGAATGCGCCCTTGTCGGTCGCCGAAGCCATCATGGTTTCGTTGTCGATCGTGAAGATCGAATAGTCTTTCTTACGAGTGACCAAGAATTCCTGGCCAGCCCAAGCGGTTTGATTGGCCTGAGCGGTCGCGAACGTTGCAGAACGTCCTGCGCTTGGAGCCGTGATGATCGGCTGCGGGTAGTATTTACCGGCGAAATCCGTCGATTTCTTCACCATAGCGAAGAATGGATTGCGCTTATAGATCATGTTCTGAACGGTCTGGCCGTCATACAGTTCCTTGAGAACTGCCTGAGCGGCTGTCATATCGAAATATTGAGAGACAGACATTTTGGATGCTCCATTTGGGAGCAGCAAGACGCAAGAAAACGCACAATGCGCTTACGCATCATCGCTGCGGTTGATTGATCGGTCGCCCCAAATGGCAGAAGGGCTGATTGTAATGGCAGAGTTGGGTTGGCCCAGTTGATCGGCGGGCTCTAGCAGTCCAAAATACTTATGGCAGAGTAGTACTACGCTTGGTGAAAGTTTAAATCCGTTTTATGTAAAGTCAAAGGCAGGACATTTTTGCAGCATCAGTGATCAGGGTAGCGATCACGCATCGTGTGCCCACGGTGCGGCTCAAGCTCTGGATGCTTCTTAATCCAGTACCTAAGCATGCGAACCGAGACGTTCAGCATCTCTGCTGCCTTCGTTTTGTTGCCGCGACAAACAAGAAGCGTTTCAAAGATCGCCCAGACAATCGCTTGATCAAGGCTGTCTCCTGGCCGCCAAGGCGTCATTTACCCATTCTCTCAAGCGCATTCAGTGCGCGCGCGATGGGATCATTGATCTTGGCCGATGGCGATGCTGAAGAAGTCGTGACCGCAGCCGAGAGCGTTCTACTTGGCGCGGTGGGGGATGATCCCTTCTTGTCGCCATCATCACTCTTGGGCGCAAACTTGGATTTTATCTTGTTTGTCTCATAGTATTTCGAGACTTTCTCTTCCAAGTGTTGCTCAATCAGGTCCAAAGCTTCCTTGGTGGATAGCGCCTTCGGGCGCTTTCCTTCACGCCCCGAATCTTCCCACTCCTTCATGGAGTTTGAAAAGTGCTGCTTAATGACCGCAAGAACGGTTTCGGCAACCTCCTTGGCATCTTCATTGGCGGTGAGCTCATAAGTTGCTTTGTTCTGCTCTAAGAAGTCCATCACATCGGTCTTAAACATCTCCTCTTGCTCTTGAACGGACTTTTGAGCGCGCTCTGCCTCATCTTGAAGCCTTTTTTGCTCTTTCTCCTCAGTGTCGCGCTGAATCTGCTCGAGCCGCTGCTCGAGAAGTTTCACTTGCTGCTCAGGCGTTAACTTATTGTCATTGAGCACGTAGTTTGTGGCATCTTCATAGCCAAAGCCTGCGGATTTAAGCGCCTCTAGCGGGTCCTTTGGCTTCTGGGAAACCTTGCCCTCAAGCTCTTGAATGCGCTTTAAGAGTTCCTGCTTTTCAGCATCAGCAGCAGAGACTTTCTTGGTGAGCGTCATCTGCTCCTTGCGCTGGCGAGCAAGCTTAGCAAGGAGCGCTGACGCCGTCTCTTTGGGCTTCTCAGCGGGCGCTGCATCCACAGGAGCTTGCGGTGCTTCCTTTTGTGCTGTTTCGGTCACAGGGGCGCTTGCTGCCAATGGGTTTAGTGAATCTGACATGCTTTATCCTCGCTCATGGTCCCAACAAAATGGTGATAGATCTTGCCGTTGGCTAAAACGATATAGAGCCAGTTGGGATTGCAGTTACTATCCACAATCACATTGAAGTCTGGGTGATGCTCAGTGCGGTACATCCTTGCGGATGCTTCGCGGTATGGATGGCAGAAGATCTTCTTTGCAACCGAGTTTGGCTTTTTTGCCATCAGGCCGCCCCCGGCACGTTCGGGATCAGATCACTCTGCGGCTGCGGCATCGGTGCTGCTTGCGGTGCTGGCATTCCGCCGCCTGCGGGACGCATTGGAGCCCCTGGCATTGGCCCTTGTGGTCCCATGGGCGGCATTCCTGGCGGCTGAGCATTGAGCTGGCTTATGAAATCACGCAAGAGCTGAAGGTTTGCTTCAGGCATGTTGTTAAGCTTTCCTTGCTGGTAGTACTCAAGGGCAAGTTCACGCGCCAAAGGGATGTCATCATAAGCGATCTCTGGCGCCGTGTAGACATCCTCAATCTTGGTGTTCTCATCTTCCAAGTCTGCATCCACCATTTTTTCCAAGATCTTGTGCAGATAGTCTTCTTTTGCACTCTCAAGATCTTCAACGGCTTCAAGATCAGGAAAGTCTAGGAGCCTGCGAGCAGTGCGCGGCGAGATAAATCCTGCCTGCACATACTCTTGAACGGTCTGAAGGCGTCCTGCTGGATCGTTTGGAAGAGAGGAGACTGGGAAGATCTTAAGATAGTATTCATCCTCTTCAAGATCGATTTCCTTCCAATCGATTGTCTCAATGAATTTCTTGCCAGGGACTTTAACCTCGTATTTGCCTTCTCTTGCGTAAATGTCTTTGGCGCAATCAACAGTGAGGCGCGCAAGCTCAAGAAAGAAGCGCTCATAGGCTTGGCCAATCGTCATGAAACGATCAGATTCAATATCGTTAAACTCACGAAGGGCTTTGCCGGAGTTCAGGCCATCAGGCTTCTTTGCTGCTGCGGATAACTGCGAGACGCCAAGCTGCTCATAGGCCGCATTCTTTAAGTTCTGAAGCTGCTGATACATCTCAATGGGAACAATGGGCGGCGTCACATATTGAGGAGGCGTGCCCACGTACTCAACGATTGCGCCGATGTCGTTATTCAGATGCTCTTTAACAACCTTTGAGCCCACCTGAGTGAGCACCTTGAAAGTGCCTGCGAGGTGAAAAGACCTTTGAATAAGCCAGAGAATCTTATTGATCTCGTATTGGATGTTTTGAATCTGCTCAGCACCACCTTGCGCCCAGTGACCATAAAGGCGCGGGCCCCAAGAGAATCGGGCAAATGGGAAGAAAGGCTTTTTCCACTCTTCATCAAGAAGCGTCTCTTCTTCTAGGCAGATCGTGTGCAGGCCATCCGTAGCATCAGGGCCCGATGGCAAATGCCAGCTCTCCACAACGGTGACTTGATCGGCCACATTCATGTTGGCTGAAGTCATCGCAACGTCTGCTGCCTTGGCCTTCTCGATGGCGCGCTTATGCTCTGGGAAGAGATCAATGAGCACTTGCCTATCGACGTTCTTCACCCGGTGAAGCTGGCGCGGATTTCCGTAGTAGGCTTCAAACCAATCCACATAAAGTTCAGACACCAAGGTGCGCTCATATTTCACGCGCCCATAGTGCTCAAACACTTGCACGAGGCCATCTCCCAGCACGCCGCCGTCTCTGAAGATGTTCGTTCCCAGGTGATAGGCGTCGTTCTCGTAAAAGCAGCCCTCAACAAACTTATCAAGCTTCTTGGCCTTGCGCTGTAGCTTCCAGTTACCGCCCGACGTTAAGAACAAGGGCTTTGGCTTATTCTTGGCAATTTTGCTTGTGACGGTATCAAGAGCTGATTGAACCACGTTGTAGGTGAGCCGGTCCTTGATCGTGGCCTGCGGTGCCGCACCCTTCTTAGTCGTGAGCCCTGTAACACCTAAGAGCTGCGTATTGCCGTAAAGCTTTGCGGACAGCTCATACTGAGTCTGTCTCACCGAATCGTATTGAGCCAGATGCTGAACCACGCCCCAAACGGATTTGGCCCGCTCTGTTTTCTTTGCCGACCACCAGCGCTTATTGATCGCCGTTTTTTCGTCCGTGGGTTTACCGTCTTTTGAGAACTTCGTGTAATCGAGTGCCATCCTTGGCCCCCCTTATTGTGTAAGTGTCGCTTCTTCCTGCTCATCTTCGCGCTTCATGCGCTTAAGCTCTTGGATCTGATCGTAGAAGGGCGTGCTCATGAGCAGCAGTTCATCCTCTGTTGGGATGCCTTCTGAGGTGAGATCAGGCGTTGTTACTAAGAGAGTGGTGTCAGGTGAGTGAGTCGGAACGTGCTCAGTGGGAAATGAGGAAACCACTGGCTCTTTTCTCTTCACCTGCTTTTCAAAGAATTGAACGGTGAAACCTTCTAAGCTTAACTCTTTGACGCCAAACTGCTTGGCAAGCTTTAAGATCTTCCTGATCTCAGATGCTTTCACTTCCACTCCCTTATGCCTGAAGTCCTTTCAGGCCGATAGCGTGTGTGCAAAATCTGAGCAATATTCAATCAATATCGGGCAAACTTAAAGTAAAATCTTCTGAAATTGATTGCAAGTAATCCTGTTCCGCCTGCTTTTCCATCTCATCCTCTTCTTGCTGCATCGCCGCATCGCTTCCTGGCTGATGGCGTGGCGGTTCGGGTACCGAGAGCCAGTGAAGCGCTTCGCGGTAGGCGTAAAGAACGGCATCGCAAATGTCTGAGTGAAAGGTGTCTGAGATCTTGGGCTTTACGCTCTCCGTGTCCCACTTCACGCGCTTGCAATCATCGGCAAAGGTAGAGTCAGGCTTTGCATAGAACTTCGCCATGCGTAAGGCATCGTTAAGCAGTTCAATGAATTCAAACTTGCGATCTTTTTCGGCGGCATCAATGGGAAGCGAGAAGCGCTTGGTGAGTTCATCGGCGATCTTTTTGCCGAGTGCTCCAGTATCCGCCACAATCTTCATGGGCTTGTACTTCTCCATGAGCCGCTGGATCTCACCCGCAAGGTCCGTGATGCCCTGACCACGCTGCACAAACTCTTCTACCAGATAGGCGTCCTTGTGATGCGGGTGCCAGCCGATGACCGCAATCGCATCGGCATCATCAAAGCCAAAGTCTACGCCAATGACATAGTTCCATTCGCCCTTATGAGCTGGGAGCGAGTTGTAATGATTGCGCTCAGTGAACTTGAACACCAGCGCATCTAGGTCAAGCACCCAGCGCGGGATGCCTTCATCGCCGCCATACTCGCGAATGTACGTTGGGCTCTCATTGGTCCACTTCTTTTTGGCCTTAATTTCAGCAACAAACTGGCGAGAGTTTGGAAAGTAGGGGTTGTCGTGGATGCTCCAGCTATATTGGGAGAAGCCGTAAAGCCCCTCATGCGTCACTTCGTAGAAGTAGCCATGCGGGATCGGTCCAGGCGTTCCGGTAAGCGCAATCCAGCCATCTACATAGTCACCAATGGCAGGAGTGAGTACGTCATCAATGAGATAGATGAGATGCGCACCAAAGTCTTGCGCTTCATCCACTCCAACTCCTGGCGTCTTAATCCCGCGCAGGCGCTTGATGAAGTTTTTCATGTCAGCGCCAAAGAGTTTAATCCGCCCGCCGCAGGGAAGTGTGGCCGTAAGATCGCTTTCAGTGAACTTTGCGCCTATTTTGAAGCGCTCATCCATCTCTTGGAGCACATCCCACATGATGTTCTTTGCCGAATCACGTGTTAGCGCAATGTATGGGCAAAGTGCGCCCGGGTGACGCTTCAGTGTCCTGTAATACCTGATGGCAAGCCCATTGGATTTGCCCGCACGCCGAGTGCAAAAGGCAGAGACAAAGCGAGAGGCATCCATCACGAAGGCATCTTGCTTTGGAAAGTTTTGGTCCCGGATGAGATCAAGCGCCCTTGGGCTTTGATCCCTGCGCCGAATCTCACTCAGTAGCAGGGGAATGCGCTCAATCATTCCTTCTCATCAACAAGTTCAATGTGCTGAATGTTGGCAAATGGAATCAGGATCTGCTTTTTAACGGTGCCTTGCGTGGCTTTCACCAACACGCCAACGGCGTTCATCTCAGCTGATGCTTCCTTAAGCTTTGCCATATTGAGATTCTGCTGGCCTGCAAGCTGGTGAATCCCTACGTGGCACTGAATGTTGACGATCTTTTTGCCCTTCATGTTCTTTTGCCTTTCTTTGTGCCCCAAACTCGCGGGCGCTCCTGTGTATCAATACTGAGCTTGTGAGTGACGCCGTTGGTGTCCTTCCACCTTGCTTCGCCCTTAATTAGAAGTTCAGCGCACACATCTGGCCGGCGCGCAAAGGTGGTGAGCCTAAGCCATGTGTCCAGCGGGCCCCAAAAGGGCTCCTGATCAGTCCACACATCCTTATCGCCTGGGAAGATGAGTTGATAGGTGAGGTATCGTGTCTCGCCTAGCGTGTGATTCTTTATGCCCATGGTGTCTCCTTAAAGCCTATAAGGGTCATACGTAAGGTTTGGATTCTTAGCCTGGATGGCTTTGGCGTCGGGCGTGCGGTGGGTGAAGACAAAGCTTGGTTCAATCTCCGCAGCCTTAAGCATCGCTGTAGCAACTCCAAGCTGGCGAGCACGACTCATCACATACGCATAGTGAATCACGACTGGATCCATCATCTCGTAAACAAGAAAGCCCAAGATGACATCAGGCTCATCGATGTGAGCGGCGATGATCGCACGCGTCTGTGGCTTTCGCAAAATGTGGTCAACGATCCTAGAGTGCGCCGGATAGTAGACTGAATCGCGGATAGGACGCGCAAAGTCTGAGTGCTCTTTGTAGTGCTTAAGCCATGTGGCTTTCACATAGGCAAGCTCGCTGGGCTGCATCAGGTGCACTTGCAAATCAGTCAAGACCTAGCTCCTTGGCGATGTAATCACATCCCAAACATATTGGGAGCCCGAACTTGTTCACATTCTTCTTTTCTGCACGCTCACATGCGGAATCAAAGTCGGCGCGTGTAATCGTGACCTTCTTCTCTTCCACTTCCCAGTCGTCGGCTAGAATATCGCGAACGTCGAGTGTTAGTCTGACCGGATTAGCAGACACCCACATGATCGGCGTGTGCATCGCTCGCTTGAACTTCTTCCCGCTCTTAATGGCTTCGATGAGTGTCATTCGCTCTTTCCGTTGAGCGGCTCAATCGTTTTCACAGTCGTCACAAGCTGATCGTAAGCAGGCTCAGGATTTAACAGCACCATGTTGCAATGCGAGCAAACCGCTGGTGCCTCATGGTTTCCAAACACCTGCATCTCTTCCTTGCAATTTGGGCAGACAAAGCCTCTGAGTCGGAACTGGGATTTGATCGATTTCATGGGAGTCCTTTCATTCGGTATCAATGGAATCTTCGTTGCGACTTCTAAAATACCCGCGCAAATCATCTCTGAACTTGATTGAGCGGACGTCGCCATGGTCAGCAAGTTGATAAATTCCCTGGCTGTCGCGTTTTAAATCCATGTCTGGGTCATACTGATGATTGACCAGGATCTTCCATCGATCGTGGTAGCGACGGTCTTTTTTCTTGCCGTGCCAGTAGTGGACGATCGTTCCGGGCACCACTCCGACGTTTCTTCGGATATACCGCTCGGCACGTGCGGCCCAGATGTTGAGATGCTTTGCATAGCTCGGATGCAAGCCCTTACCGATTGTCACGTCCGCAAGTCCCACAAGCGCGTGAGCCATGTGGTTATCTCCAGCGCCAAGGATTGCTTTATCAAGTAGTCCGCCCAAGTGATCAAGTGCCTCAACTCTTGCCGCCCACGCATACCCTGGGTGCCAGAGCTTGTGATACTGCATGTTCGCGCCGCCGTAGCAATAGGGTGCGCCGGATACGTATTGACGCATGAAAGAGTAGTGATCGGCGATCTTCTCGCCGCTTGGTCCAAGGTCAATGCAGTGCTGCCACATCTGAACGACGTCGTAATGCTGGAGTTGGTGAATGGTCTCGATCGCAAAATCTCGTCGCAGAAATTCGATGTCGGCATCAATCCATGCTACATATTTTGCGTGGGGATGATGCTTTCTAACGTGATTGAGTCCCACGTTAATCATGTTCTCTTTGTGCCAGAGTTCGTGCCGCGTTCTTAAGCGTACATGATCGGGGTTGTGAGCGTCGGTGATCTCAAACTGGCGATCTCCATAGGCAAGCTCAACCGTTGTCAGGTGAACATCCTTGGATTCCTCCATATGTTTTTTGAACTGGCGATAGAGTTTAAGCCGACTATCGTATCGCACTGGATTTGAGATGACTGCGATAACGTAAAGGGTTTCTCTCATTGCTTGATCCTCTCAAACCCCATGCGCTTAAGCTCTGCCTCAAGATCGGCGTCACTCATGTCACTCATGCGCTCAATCTCTTTCATGCGCGCTTCATCAGTGATCGTCATCTCGGTCGCTTTCCGCTTTGGCAGCACGTACTGACAAGCCTCTTTTGCGGCCTGCATCCTGAGTTCTGGCTTAATGATCTCTTCTTCGGCTTCAATGCCAGCAGCCGTGAAGTAGGTGCGCGTGGCCTGCTCATAGCCCAGAGATTTCCAATCGCCCTTGGCGAAGAAGAGGAGAATCTCAAATGGATCAACTCCAAGCTGCTCCATGCGATCAGTGAGCGCTTCGGTCTTTTTGTTCGGCGTGCCTTTGGTTCTACCGCCAGTCTTTGGCGAGCCTTTGGGCCTTGGAATAAGAAATCCTTTCTATTCCGGTCTACTTTAGAGAACACTTTAACGAAGTTTGCTATCTTGGCAATAGTAAAGTGAAATCTCAATCAGGCTAGGAGGGCCTATGAGCGTATACCAGAAGGGAAGTGATGAGCAGATCACGAAGGACTTCAAGGCGCGTGAGTTTGACTGCCCATGCGATCACTGCTCGCAAACGTTCATCGATGATGAGCTGGTGCTGAAGCTTCAAGAGATGCGCGACATGCTCGCATTTCCGATCAAGATTACTTCAGGGTATCGCTGCGATCATCACCAGGAAGAGCTCAGAGAGATGGGATTTGAGACGGCGCGTGGGAGATCAGAGCACCAAGAGGGGAAGGCTGCGGACATTAAGACTGGCCATCACTTGGGGGTGGAGCTTGAAGAGGCTGCGCGTGCGGTGGGATTTAAAGCCGTGGGGGTGGGCAAGGCTTGGGTGCATGTGGATCTGCGCGATGATAAAGAGCGGCGCTGGACCTATTCGTACTAACTAGAGCGCTTACCCGCAAAGAGAAACATTGCCGTCACGCATGCGCCGACCACAGGGCCAGCGATAGCTGATGCGATCGTAAAGACCAGTAGGCCAACGCGTGCCACGCTTGCAATCATTAGAAGGATGGCTGATCCGGTATTCACTTGCACACCACCACAAGCGTATAGCTTGGCTTAACGGCATCATCTGGAATGTCTGAATTCGTTTGATAGCCGTTGCGACAGAGTAGGGATGCACGCCTATAGGCTTCTTCTTTCGTGGTATCCAGCGAAGTGAAGCCATTTCCGCTGACTTCAATCTTATAAGACTTGTCTTGCTGCATGTCTTGGCGGACCCAAACGCGGGCACATCCGTTAAACATTAAACCTGCCATCAATATGAGAACCACACGCTTCATGCATATTTATGCAGCATATAACGTGCCGTTCCGACTGATTGATTCTATTGGGAATTGTTTATTAGAGGTGTCTAACTCTAATACAGTTGGCTAGTTATTCTTTAATCAGATCTCGAACCTTGCACCCAATGGCCTTGGCCCATCTTGTAAGCATGGAGAGCTTAGGATCATAACTTGGCCTAAAGAAACGAAATACATTCTCATAACGGACATTTAGACGCTTTGCGAATTGGCGCTTGGATAGTCCTTTTTTCTTGAGAATTGAAGCCAAGGGCACATGGGCCATCCTATCAGTTTAGACGGCCTATCAAGCGTGGAAAGCCTATCAATTATGATAGGGGACTGATGCGACAGAGACTGGCGTTGTTAACAACTCCTCCACATCTACAAATCTCATTGAAAAACAAACTAAGTTGATCCATATACACAGGCCCCGATTGTTTTATGGGAGAGTTTTTCATGTACCGAGAGTACGGCACCTTTGAGATCACGAACCGATTATTTAACACCGTAAACATCATCCAAGAGCGTAAAATTGTCATTGAAGCGCTCCGTGAGCGGATTAAACGAAACCCAAGCCTAGAGTTGGCAACGATTGTCTTTGAAGAGACAAAAGAAGTTGAAAAACTTAAGACTGAAATTCAAGCCCTCATCATGTTCTTTGCAGATGGGCTCAGTCTTGAAGTCTATACCAAGAGTTTGAAGCGCCAGTTGATGGAGTGGGAAATTTGCTGGACCGCAGGAGACTTTGAAGCAGCAGACGGAATCTTAACCGACTTTACTGCCAGATCCGCGCATCTTTCTACGCTTCGCAGCCTCAATCGCAATATGATGTTCAGCCAGTTCAACAAATTGACGCAGTTGAGGCCCAGACGGCCGGATGTCCACGAAGTAGCGGCGCAGGACTTCGGGCAAGAAGTGCCATAGCTCAATGGCTTTGCGTGTGGTTTCGGCATCAGAAAGAAAAGGGGACGCCGCTTTTAGCTGCGCTTCAAGGTCGCGAATTCTCGCGTTTGCCTTTTCCAGTTCTTTAGTCAAACGGGCCACGTCTTTAACGCCAGAACCGGCTTCAAGCTCACGGACCTTTTCATTCATCAACTTAAGCGCTTCCTCGACGACCTTAAGGGCTTCGGGGGGCGCGGGCTTGTATCTAGTTTCAGGGTCTAAAAACAATCTAGCTTCGGTTACTCCAAGAGCTTCCGCGAGTTGGGTAATCGTTTGTTTGCTGAACCCGATTGTATTTGTCTCAAGTCTTTTAATTGTCTCAAGGCCTAGGCCGGACTTATCGGCAAGGTCTTGCTGTTTCCAGCCCTTGTCGCCTCTTAGCTGCTTTAGGTTAACAGCAAGAATTTCGCCGACTTGTCGCATGAGTGCATTATAAGGCTACATTGTAAAAAAGTAAGTAGCGCAATAGTGCATTTTAACATTGCGGAACGTGGCTTAATGCGATACTTTGCTGTTATGAACAGCGGACGGCTTAAAAACAGCACTGGATACCTTCTGAACGCAGAAAAGATTGAGTCTAGAAGAAAAGAACTCAACATTACGCGCAACGTCTTAGCTTCGTCTCTGGGCGTCAACGAAAGCACGCTTTGGCGGTGGTTAAACGGTCGCGTGCGGACGAACTTTTGCATAGCGTCGGGAATTTCGGTGCTTCTCAAATTGCCGCTCGAGGAAGTGACGGGTGAGGCTATGTGCTGTCCCCTATGTGGAGCCGATCGGCTTAAAGCTGCGGGCTAATTAGCTCAGTGACTAAGAAAGTTTACTTAGTGCGTCCTAAAGTGACGCGGATGGAGACGTGTATGAAAACGAAGCCAGACTTCTTGAAAGAGATCGTGGCCGCAGCCCTTCCGAGAACACAGGGCGGGCCAAAGCTTGAACTGACTCTTTGGGAAGTAAACGTTCTCCACAAAGAACTTGTACGCTCATGGCTTCAGGCAAGGCGCGCATCAGAAGCCGCATACGCAGCTTATCGTGAAGCAAGTCAAGCCACGCAGAAGGCTTATGCAGCACTTGCTGGTTTTGAATCCGAACTGATGCACTTTCAGGAAAAGCACAATCTGCAGGGCGCTGAAGCATTTCAACTTGTCACGAAAGACGAGGACACAACGGAAGACGACGCCGGTTAAACAACGTTTGGGGATTTAGGGGCAAGGAGAACTTATGAAACTGACAAATAAGCTAGACCTGCCCCAGGCCATTGTCGATGCCGTTCGCAATGACGGTTACGATCGCGGAAACGCCGACATCAGCGTGACGGGACTTCTTCGCCCACCGCGTCTCACTGTCCTTGAGCGTGAGCACGCAAGCGAGATTGAAGAGGATGTTTCGGATCGTATCTGGAGTCTCTTCGGCCAGTCCATTCACACGATCTTAGAACGCGCAAACCGCAAGGGCGTTGCCGAGCGCAGGCTTTCAATGGAAGTCGCAGGCTGGGTTGTCTCGGGCGGTATGGATCTCTATGAAGAGAACGGCACGCTCTCAGACTATAAGACCACGACTGTCTGGAAGCTTATCAAGGGCGACATGGTTGAGTGGGAAAAGCAGCTCAATATGTATGCGGTGATTCTCAGACACCACGGCCATGAGGTGCAGAAGCTTCAAGTCGTCGCCATTCTTCGTGACTGGTCAAAGGGTGAGGCTGAGCGGGATCCGTACTATCCGCAAGCGCAAGTCGTAAACATCGACATCAAGCTTTGGGAGCCAGAAGCTGCACGCATATTTATGCAAAACCGTGTGGTGCTCCACCAGCAGGCAAAGTTGAACCTTCCAGAGTGCTCACCTGAAGATCGCTGGGCGCGTCCAAACGTTTGGGCGGTCATGAAGGAGGGGCGCAAGACGGCGGTCAAGCTTTACGACAACGAGGATGCCGCACGGGCTCATGTTGGCTTCGATAAGCAGCTTAAAGTCGTGCTTCGCCCAGGCGCAAGCGTTCGTTGCCAAAGTTACTGCAGAGTTTCGCGATTCTGCGCCCAGTACCAAGCAAGTTTGGCTCAATCGGATCGGCCATCCGATGAAGTCACTACACAAGAACAGGCCGGATAACAGGAGTAGTAAATTATGATGTTCAAACCACGTCCAAAAGGCTTAGGCAGAGATAACTTCTTGAAACTCAATGACCGCGAAGAAGTGACCGGAGTTTTCAGAGGCGAGATATATACGTTCAAGCGCCACTGGACTGGGCAGAGTAGCGTTGCCTGTACGGGCGATGATTGCCCTGTCTGCAAAGTGGACTCTGAGAATCGTCCTGCTTTCCGTTTTCGCGTGAACTTCATTACCACGAGAGACGGCCAGTACGTTGCCAAGATCTTTGAAGGCGGCGGGGAACTTTACGATTCGCTCTGCAATCTTGATCGCAAATTTGACCTTGCGAACACCGTGGTTGAAATCACTCGCCGAGGGCTTAAGCAGAACACGAAGTATGATGTACTTCCACTTTCTAATACGCCGCTCACGAAAGAGATGCGGGCTAAGATTGATTCTGTCCAACTTCTTGCGCTCAGTGCTGAAGAAAGTGATAGCGCTGCATGAGTAAGGCAAGCCTTTGGTGCAAGTGCGATGAGACGTGTCCGATTCATCACCTGCCGGTCGCGATCAATCAAGAACTTCTTGAGGCGCTGAAAATGTGTGTCGAGCAATTGCGCGCTGATGAACCCGATTATGGGAAAGAGGGCGACGCCATTCATGCCGCATTGTTGGCCATAGCCAAATCCGAAGGACGTGAGCCGTGAAATACTTTAGCACTGACTTACTGGAGATGGCCATCCTTTGTGGCCTAGTCGCGATCGGCGTCATTGTGTTTGTGATCACGAAAGGCGGGATGCTCTAAGTTTGAATTCCAGCGGCTTCGGTCGCTGGAGGGCGTGGAGGCACGAGAGTGCTAATCGTCGGGATAGCACATTTCCGAAGGTGACCGTCGAGGAAAACCGATGCGGATTGTGCTTTGGGTAGCGTAACGATCAGCGCGGTCGCTGGCGACACTAAACACCAGGGGTTACGCCCACGCTTTGTTTGAAAGTTACCGGCGTAAGAGACGCCGCCGGGAGAGTGCAGGTTTTGGACGGCTATCCTAGCCTGCACTCGTTTATTTATTAATTGGTGGGTGCAGTAGGGAAGTTTCCAGGCCCGCAACGAGGAATGCAAGAACTTTGTGACCGTACTAGTACGGCGAAAAAGGACTTCACATCACCTAGTACGCAGAGCGATGTGTAGCGTGATGGCAACAAGAGGGGGACGAATGAAGGAGCAGCAAGTTTTTGGGGTTCAGCCAATCAAGCAAAAGTATGTGAACGCTATGGGCGCGTGCTTTTACACAGGCAAGACGCCTGACCAATTAGATTATGCAGTGAAAAAGGGTTATCTGCGTGCGCGTATCGCAAGAGATGGCAGCAAGTCTTACGCGATTCCAGATCTTGATGCTTTCATGGATTCAGATGAGAACCAAGCAAGTTAAAGGTGGTGCTCCCGGCCGGACTCGAACCGGCACAGCCTTGCGACCGAGGGATTTTAAGTCCCTTGTGTCTACCTATTCCACCACGGGAGCCCCTTACGTTCGCGCTTCACTCTCCTCAATGATCCGCTTGATGTTTTCAATCGTCTCATCTTTCAGAACGAAGCCCGAATAATATCTTTCACAAACGGCGTAGCTGTTATTCAGACATTGTGCCACCTGCGTTAAGCTTACGCCACGGCTAACCAGATAGATCGCATAGGAGTGCCTGAGATCATGGAAGACAACGTGCTTTTCATCCCGATCAGGGAAGGCTTTTTGGCACGCCCGCTGTAGCACTTCGGCGTGCTTTCTATTTCTCATCGCAAGCTTTGTCTTTTTTGGCAGGTTTGCCCATTCCCGAAACGGTTCTTCACCGCCTGGCAAGACATAGATTTGACGCTTCTTTGCCATCTTGCGCTTAGTCTGCCTGCGCTCAAGCTGTCTATCTATCTGGTGTTGAGAAAAGAACTGCGTGCCTAGCGTGCTCTCAGGGGTGAGTGCGAAGATCTCGCCTTGCCGTAGGCCCGTGACAAAGGCGACCCTCTGAAGCAGGCGATCAAGTGGGTCTTCCACATGCTTTTGAACCGCTTCAAATTCAGAGGGCTTGAGGTATTGAACGTCGTCTGAAACCTCTTCGCGGCGAATAAGTTCAATGCCACGCCCAGCGAACGCGAGAAGTTGATTGAGTGCGCTGACAACGTCGCGCTGGCGGTTGTCTTTGTATTTGGCGTTCACCGCCTTTTGTAGCTCTTTGCGATCGGCGGAAAAAAGTGACAAGGAGCCTACCGCTTCGGCGGCGCGGATTAAGCGGTTCTTTGCTGCGTTCGCGTCCACTAGGTCGCGGTGCTCGTATTCTTTGTCCCAGTAGGCTTGCACTAGGCGCTGATTCTCTTCGTTATGAACAACGCGCGGAAGCTTCTGGCGCTCAATCTTCATAAGGTCCGCAATCACTTCACGGGACTGAATCTCGCATGCCACGGCGTCTTGAATGCCGTTCTTGAAAGCCAAGTTGATTGCAGTCAGTCGCTCATTATCGATGCGCTCATGCTCAGGAGCCTGTCCTTGCCGAACAGTGCGCTTGAGGATCTGGAAGGTCTTTCTTCCATCCTTCTCGCTTGGCTTTTTCAGCACGAAATTGACACGCGGGCGATTTCCCCAAATGCTTTTGCCCATACTTCGCGATGTGTCATAGAAAAAATTACGCTCACATTCAAGACCAATCCGATTGGTAATTTTGGTAACCAAAGATTGGGAGACGTGGTTACCAATTCTTGAAAAAGTCGTTTGATATTGGACTATTACCGATTTCATGACAGATTTTTAAGATCTGTACGGTAACCAATAAACCAATGCTTTAAACTGCTGAAGTGATTGAGGTTTTGAAAACGGATGAGTTCGCAACGAACGTCCGCAAATCACCTGGAATGGTGTGAACGTAGACGGTTAAAGCATTAAAAACCGCCCAGTGCTGAATTACGCGCTGCTTTACCCGTGAGTCAGCTGACTCACGCGTGTACACGCTGAAAGCAGCGCATCAATCTGATGAAATGAATTTCCGCGATTAGTTCTCTTCCCACACGCACGTTCCCCAAGAATTGCGTCCCCGGCTGGCTTCGCAATGGCTGGCCGGGGAAATCTTTGGGCGTGCATAACTTGGGGGGCGCAGAGAAGTACCCCTCGTCTCTCGTGGGGGGGGGCATGGACCGTTTTGACGGCTCAACGTTCGATTCATTGCTCGATGGCGAGCGCTTATCCAAACAACTTGGCACAGTCCGCACGCTGATGGCGGATCAGATCTGGAGAACGCTTCCAGAGATTGAGCGCATCACGCGCTATCCGCAGGCGTCTATTTCGGCCAGGCTCAGAGATCTTAGGAAAGACAAGTTCGGCTCTTATCGCGTGGAGCGTAGGCGCAGGGAAGGACCCAGCGTGATCTGGGAGTATCGGGTGCTACCGCCTTTCTTCGATGAGGAAGGGCAATCAGCGTTCGAGTGGAGGCACAGTGGCTAAGCGGTTCACAGACACAGACAAGTGGAAGCGCCCTTGGTTTCGAGCCCTGCCGATGCAGGCCAAGCTTGTGTGGTTCTATATCTTGGATAACTGCGATCATTGCGGAGTCTGGCACGCAGACTTTGAGCTGATGGCGTTTCAGACTGGCGTGAGCGTTGGGAAGCAGGACTTTGAATCTTGGTTCATGGGCAAGTTCGTTGCTTTTGAGCAAGACAAGTATTTCTTCCCCTCCTTTGTGACCTTCCAGCAGGGGAAGTTGTCTGCGGCAAAGAATGCGCACAAGCCGATCATTGAATTTTTAGAGAAGTACAATCTTTCCTTGGATGAGTCTTTGCCTATTTCTTCTCAAAAAAATGATCCCATACCCATCCCATCAGATCCCATCGGGATGGGACCAAGTAACAGTAAAGGTATAGGTAACAGTAACGGTAACGGTCATCAGGGGGGGGTGGGGGGATTACGCGAGCAGGCTCAGGAAGCAGCCAACGCATGGTCTGAGTGCTTGAAAAAGTACGGTGCTGAACGCAATCTCTTTCCGTTTGAACACGTCACCCTGGCCCGCAATATTCAGGCACGCGGTCTTGATGCCGTCTTGCTTGCGATCTTAGGTCAACGATATGAGCCGGAATCTGAGACGTTTAAACCTTCCAGACACCTTTCGCTGAATCGTCTGTTTGACCCTGAAAAGTTTGACCGCTTCGTAAATCTTGGCGCTCAGGCCAGAAAGAAACTCCAGGAGCGCGAGCAGGAGCAGGCAAGGCTTGCCGAGATGCAGGCCGTTGCCGAAGAGCCTGCGCCCAATCCAGCCGAAGTGCGCCAGTTCCTAGACGGCCTATTTGGCAAGATGCCGAAGGTGGGAGCATGAACCCAGAACGCCCGATTCTCAGATATTTCGGCGGCAAATGGATACTAGCTCCCTGGATTATCTCCCACTTTCCTCCGCACCGGATTTACGTTGAGCCGTTTGGTGGTGCGGCGAGCGTTCTCATGCGAAAGCCCAGAAGCTATGCTGAGGTTTACAACGATTTAGACGGCGAGATTGTGGGATTCTTTAGGATACTCCAAGACCTTGCTACATCCGCAGAATTGGAACGCCGACTTAGACTGACTCCCTTCGCTCGCGATGAGTTTGACAACGCCTACACAGAGCCTAAAGACGCAATTGATCGCGCACGCTTCTTAGTAATCAGAGCGTTCATGGGTTTTGGATCGGATGGACATAATCCCGATTCAGGCAAGACTGGATTTCGTGCGAATTCTAATCGCTTAGGTACTACGCCGGCGCATGACTGGATCAACTGGCCTGATGAAATCAAGCGGTTTACGGCGCGACTTGAGGGAGTCGTGATCGAAAACAGGGACGCCAAAGAAGTCATGAGGCAGCAGGACTCACCAGAGACTCTTCATTTCGTTGATCCCCCTTATGTTCATGCCACACGTGGAGCCAAGCATTCTTACCGTTGTGAAATGACAAACGAGCAGCATGAAGAGTTGTGCGACTTCTTAAAGACGCTGAAGGGAATGGTAGTCCTATGCGGCTACGATCATCCTATTTATGAGCGCATAGGATGGGAAACTGTTCGCAGAGAGGCACACGCAGACGGTGCGCGAGACCGCATCGAAGTCTTATGGCTCAATCCCGCGGCCGTCAAAGCCCAGGCGCAACAAAGCTTGTTCGAGGGGCATATATGATGTTCCGCAAGCCCACCACGAAGAAAGACAAAAAGCTTCTTGAGGCCATCAGAAAGCTTCCATGCTCTGCCTGTGGAAAGGTAGGCCCATCGGACGCTTCACACATCAGAAGCCGTGGTGCTGGCGGTCCTGATACCGCATGGAACGTATGGCCACACTGCAGGGATTGCCACATGGAATGGCACCGGATCGGATGGCAGACGTTCGTGATCAGATGGCCAGTGTTTGGAGCCAAGCTTGTGATGGCTGGCTGGGTGCTTGATCCTGATCTCTTGGGGCTCTGGCATCCAGAGCTTGGAGTCAAAGATGACGCCTGAAGGACTGATTAAGAAGCAGATCATGGACTGGTTATCTGCCCATCCGCGCAAGGTCTGCAGAGTGTGGCCTATTCAGATCGGCAGGATACCAGGACGCACGAACCACTCCAAAGGGATCGCGGACATCTTGGGTCTTTGGCATGGGCGAGGGCTTGCCATTGAAGTGAAAGCAAAGGGTGGGAAGCCATCCAAAGAGCAGAAAGAGTTTTTGCAAGATTGGAAAGAGTCGGGCGGCATCGCGATCCTTGCCTACTCGCTTGATGACGTAATCGACGCACTGAGGGTGGAGCGATGAGTAACGAAAACAGAAAGATCAACGAGACAAAATGCACGGTGTGCAGGACCAGGCCCGCTGCGAATTTCTGGAAGTATTACGACGGCAGTCCCGTGTGCTCAAAACTCTGCGCTGTTCAAGGCGGCTTTGAACCTCGCCCAGTGCGCAAGATTTCAGCACGCCAGTTTGAGCCGCGTGCGCCGGGTTACAAGAAGCCACCGAGTGATAGCGAAGGGCTTGCGGGTGCGATTTAGGGACACACTAAAAAGGCAAGCGAGATGGGCGACATCGTGAGCGATACAGGATGGATCAATATGACCGACAACCGATTTACCGAGGCGGCGGAGACGTGGCTTAAGCAAAGGTTTCCCGAGTATCAAAAAGACACGTCAGTCATGCACGTTGACGTTGAAGTTTATCTCGCAGGCGCAGCTCGCGGTTACGCCGAAGGGAAGGCTGAACGCGACCAACTCAAGGCAGCCATCGAGTCATGGAAACGCGAGGAGCAAGACTGGCATGGCGACATGAAAGAACTCCGCACGCGCCTTGAGGATGCTGAGAAGGCTTTAAAAGTGATTGTTGACCGGGCTCTAAATATCGACAACCTCGCCTACTGGACTGCTCATGAATATTTTTCCAAACACTCGCCGGACAGCGCGGGAGGTGACGTGTGAAGGTTCATTTCTATAAATATTTGTATTTCACCGGGTGTGGACGTTTTAAGTTCGACGTAAAATGGTCGCCACGCTGGAGTCGCGTCACCTGCAAGCGTTGCCTCAAACGGAAAGGAAAGAAGTGAGATGCCAACCATGACATTGAGCGAACTAGCATCTTTGTGTCAAAAGCAAAGCAAGGAGATAGCCACGCTCAAGGCCGAGCTGGAAGCATCAAGAGACACGTTCTTGGCAGAGCACGATGAGAACGTAAGGCTTCACACAGAACTTGAACGCCAACGCGCCGAGAATGAACGGTTTATATCTACGTTTAAGAAAATGGTTTTCCTCGGTACAAAAGGGACTTCTATAATATGGCCAGATAAGACGCTGGCTGAGTTGGTAAATCTAGCGAACCAAGCCCTCCAGAGCGCCGCAAAACAAGAAATGTCGCCAAAAGCTCAAAGCATCGACATATCGCAAGAACGTGTCGCTGACGACGACAAACAAGATGAGACAAAATAGGCAATTGTCACATTAAATTAGGAAGATTTATGATTTCAGCATTATTTGTTGCTGCAAACGGACCCTACTTCGAGCTCCCAAATGTGGACCCTTGGGACATCGTTCGGGACGCAAGGAAGTATAGAGGGCCAAATAAAGTAATCG